TTATAATATTAATGTTTTATATTTAAAAAAACTCATAAGATTGTAGTATATGATTTACTCTACTTAAAGTATCTATTTTTTCTAAATTATATGGTCGTATCTCTTTAACACAATCACTATATGTTTTCCATTCTAGTTTACTCACTTCACTTTTTTGAAAATTGTTTAAACTATTATCTTCTTGATTCATATAAGCTATAAAATATTTGTGCTTATATGATTTATAATTTGAACCAGTAAATAATTCTTCAATTGGTAAAATATTATATATAATATTTAAACTATTTTTATTACATCCAGTTTCTTCTTCAAATTCTCGTAATGCACAAGTTAAATCTTTTTCCTGAAAATTACGTCTCCCTTTCGGGAATCCCCACTCAGGTTCATTCCAATTATATTCACTTTCATCAATTAAAGATTCTAAATTATATTCACTATTAGGTAGTTTAATACCAACTTTTAATGAATTAAATTTCTCTCTTGATATTTTTTCTTCACTCCTATACTGAATTCCTATATGATCACCCCATAATTCTTTCCATAATTGATCAAAATTTTTAGTCAATAATTTTTTTTTTTCGTTTATTGTCATTTCATTAATAATATTTAATAAGTATCGTTTATTAAATAAAGGATACTTACCTCTCATAAAATCAACATATCCTAAGCTATCTTTTCTTCTAATCATTAGATATTTAAGTTCTTCTCTATTATTAAATACTATTATACCTATACTAGTTATAGGGTTTTTACATTGATGGAATAAATGACCATGTTTGCCGCAATTATTACAAAAATTATATTCTTTCATCATATCTCCGTTATATGTTAATTTTGTTATCTTTTTATATATATTTATTGTAATGAGTTTAAATCCTAAAGTATGGGGGCCACATTATTGGTTTGTACTACACACTATAGCATTAACCTATCCATTAAAACCAAATGAAACTGTAAGAAAAAAATATTATGATTTTATTGAAAATTTACCATTATTTATTCCAATTGAAAATATAGGAAATTATTTTAGTGAATTACTAGATAAATATCCTGTAACTCCGTATCTAGATTCGCGCGAATCATTTATAAAATGGGTGTATTTTATTCATAATACAGTAAATAAATCACTTGGACACGAAGAATTAACATTATCAGAAAGTCTAGAAAAATACTATAAACTTTATGAAAATTCTGAAAAACAATTTAAGATTAATAATAATCGACGTGAACAGTATATATATTTTGGTTTACTATTAATATTGATAATTATTACAATAAATGTTTATAGAAAATCTTAGTATATATTAAGTATGAGACAACATAATAAAAAAACTAGAAAAAAAAGTAAAAATAAAGGTGGAAAAGCAATAGATAGTGGAGGTTTTGGTTGTGTTTTTAGCCCTGCATTAAAATGTTCTAATAGCAAAACTCGTACTAATGGTATTAGTAAACTATCATTTATTGAAAATAGTAATGTAGAATGGAATATATTAAAAAACGTGAAAAAAATGTTATCAAAAATACCTAATTATAATGAATATTTTCTTATATCTAATATTTCTACTTGTATACCTGATAAATTAACTACTTCAGATAAAGAAGATTTTGGTAAATGTATGTCATTAGAAGAATCTGGTTATAATGCTACAAATATCAATAGTAATTTAAATAAATTTAAAATAATTAATATGCCATATGGCGGAGAGAATTTAGACCGCGTTATTGATTTAAATCTATTACAATTTAAAGAATTAAATTTATTACTACAAAATTTATTAGTAAATGGGATTGTTCCTATGAATAAATTAAAAATTTATCATTTTGATATTAAAAGTAGTAATATACTTTACAATAATAATAAAGTAAAAATAATAGATTTTGGTGAAATGGGAATTAGTACAAATACTAAAATTGTTCCTAGTATATTATTTAATCGTGCTATACAATATAATAGTCCATTTAGTCGAATTTTATATGATAGTTTTGTTAGTGAAAATTTAAGAAAATCTTTTATTAAACATAAGATAACACATAATAGTAAACGAGAGAAAAAAGTTAAAATTTTTAGAGAAATATATACAGCATATCATAATCTAGGTAATGTTGGTCATGAATTGTTTTTAAATAAATTTTTAATACCTGGTATATTTAATTTAATACCACATAGTTTAATAATTGAAATATGGAAAAAACCATTGGAAGAAATTAATATTACTAACTTATTAACCGATTGGATTGTAAACTATTGCGTAGAAGTTATAGATAAATATTTTAATTATAAAACAATGTCATTTAACCATGATAAATATTTTTCTGAAATTTATTCCAAAAATGTTGATGTATATGGTTTTATTATGTGTTATATGAATTACATTATTACAGAGAATAGTTATTATCCATTTAATTTAAGAGTTCAAATATCTATTTTATTAATTAAATATTGTTTTAATCCTATTTATTCTGTAATTCCTATACCAATTAAAAATTTAATAAATGATTTAAATAATATACCAAATAATTAAAATTAATAATAACATTATAGTAATTATTATTAATAAATTTATTGTTTTGGAGCTGGTGCAGGAGTTAATGTTTCACGTTTTAAAAATGTTGCATTCTTAGATGGCAATGGACTATAAAATTCACCGTGTCCCATAATTGGGTTTTGGATATGTGCAATATGTTGATCTATACTCCATGGCGCGTGCGGTGGTGGTGGCGCTGGATGGTATGTGGTTGGGGGTGGAGGTGCTGGGGCTGGTGCAGGGGGAGAAGGTGTATCTTTCTTCTTACAAAATGGTTTCCAAACATGACCGTTTGGATGACGACAGCATGGAGCACCACCTACACTAGAACATCCTCCCTCATTAACTTGTACATATCCATCATAACATGCACATGGACCATCTTTACAAATTGGTTTTGGATTATTTTGATTTGGCTCTCTACAACATGTTGATCCTACATTACCACATCCATGACTAGTAGTTTCAAAATTTCCTGGATAACAACTACAATTTTGATCATCTAAACCTTCTCGTTGACAACAACCAGTAAAACTTAGCACTATTGTTATAAAAGATAATAATAATATAAGTGATAAGTATTTCATATATATATTATTAATAGATAATTTATTTACTTTATTATATATAATCCATTGCTAAATAAATATATTTATAAATATATATGAAATTTGAATTTTTAATAATAATTGCTACAGGATTTATAGTTATGAATATATATCACGATGGTAAATATATTAAAATGATAAAACAATGGAAAAAATATTATCAAATGGCATTTTATGGATTCTTAGGGTTATCGCTTATAATTTTTATGAGAAAATATCCTTCACATAGTAAAGATCTATGTTCACACGCTCATAATTTTGTTAAATTTATGCCAATAGATAAAGAAAGTGGCGATATGTTATCACCTATACTTAAATTATCTTCACAAGGTTCATTATTTAGTAATAACTATTCTCCGCAATTTAAACGTATGATGAATAGTGGAAGTAGTAATAATACTCAGGTAAAACGGTCAGTTAGTGAAACTAAAAAAAAATATATAGCTTCTCAACAAAATTGGAAATGTGGTAAATGTGGATGTCAATTGCCAGCTTGGTTTGAAGTAGATCATAAAGTTAGATTAGAACACGGTGGGGATAATCATATTAATAATTTAGAAGCATTATGTCGCAATTGTCATGGAGAGAAAACTGCTATGGAAAATTTCTAATATTATTAACTAATATATAAATATAATATATATGTCAGATACATCTCAAAGTATATTTAAAGTTTTAATAAATGATAAATTATTACTAACTTTGATGATATTATATATATTACTAATAACATTAGCATTATATTTTAACAGTAAGTCTTGGATGCAATATAAAGGTGATACTAAAACATCAGTTGATGAAATATTAGATGATGAAAAAGATAAGTTAAGATCAACAAGAACACGATCGTGGAATTTACTTACTAAAAATAAATTATTTTTTTACATACTCTTTGTTGGTGTAGGATTTATTAGTCTAATGTCAATGTGGATTTTAAAATGGTGGAGTGTAATTTATCCTACTTCTCAAACTGGTTCTAAATATTTTATGATATTTATTAAAGTTTTAATGAGTTATGCAGTAATAATTGGTCTTATTGCATTATCATTTTATTTTATTTCATATACTCCCGCACCATTAACAATTATAGTAAATATTTTAAATATATTAATTCTTTCTGGTGTTGTAGCAATGTTTTTTGATAAAACAACTAAATCTGTTGCGTCAGCAGGATTAGCTGGATTGTTTACTATAATATTTATATTAATAGGCGGAAGCCCTTGGCTAGGAGGTATTATAGGAGGTATTATAGGATTATATATTGGTAAACCAGGTCAAACTGATCCTAATGCAAAACCCAATCTATTTAGAGAATTTTTAAGTTCGGTAATATTGTATTTACCATGTTTATTTATAAAATTTGCAAACTATTTAAAATATGAGTTTGGTTTAGTAAAAAATGATAAAAGTACATTAATTTTAATAGGCATAGAAATTTTATTAATATCACTAAGATTTTTAGTACCATTTATTTATAAATTATTTCAAAAACAATTAATGCCAGCTAGAAATGTTTTAATAACGAATCCTGTCTCTTTACATAATCCTACAAGTTTAGGTGTTTTTGAAAGTGAAAAAGAGAGAAGAGATAAAGATTTAACAGAGAAAACATTTATGAATTATAATTATGCATTATCATTTTCATTATGGATAATTCCACAAGCACCTTCAATTAGTAGCGCATATTCTAAACCAACCGATTTAGTCAATATTAATGATTTAATTAAAGTTATATTTAATAAAAATATTTTTTTAA